CCATAATTTAGGAGTATTAATATTGGCATGTATTGGATTAAATATAACGGCAAGCAACGGATCGTCACAATAATGAATATATGCATCGGTGCATAATTCACCACAACCTTTTGTAGTTACCGTTTTACCAATTTCCCATTTAAAATCATTACGAGTTGTATTGTTTTGAGTTGTTAGTTTGTAGGCAAGCATTTACTCTCTCCGATTGTTTGTAAACTTAAACTAACATAGTGTAAACAAGTATTTTTACATTGTCAAGTTAAATTTTCTAATTAAGAAAGTTCTAATAATACTGGCTATTATAATACTTACTATTGCAAATTGGGGTGTATAAAGTATCGACCAGTGCCATTATAATTCAATGGCGTTGATCGTAGAGCGTTTTTTGGCTATTAAAACTTGCCTGTTTAACCTTAATTAGCGGGATTCACTAATAAAGGTTAAAATGTTACCTCTTGGTAATATATTTATAGTATCTCTTGACTTTTAATTGTAATAGTTGCAAATTTAGAGTGCAGGTAGTTGCAATATGCTTTCAGCCTATATATTCTTTTCAGTGTCAGCCAAAACTTCCTGCACAAAGTTTTGTTTGATCGTATTGCACGGTCTGGCACTGAAAAAAGTAGATAGGTTTTTTTATGCCCTTACATAGAGAACGGGATGTCTGTTTTATAGATCAGTAACCCCTTCCTCACAATATAAGTATGGAGTAGTTTTTTTACTGACTGAGTGAATTAACACTTGGGTCGTTCGAAGTTTGAACGATAGGCGTATGTGCAGAAATAATCGCCTGTAAGGTTGTTAGTTGAATCGTTGGCTAATAATCAATCGCTTGAAGGGATACCCCTTGCACTCCTGACTGAGAATATCCACCTGATAGACAAACCAGAGGTGGGAAGTAGGTCAAACGATTACGCGAAAACTTGAAACTTCATTCCAGCCGCCAGAGTCCATACTTAAAAATCCCCTGAGCACTCTCACGTACTTTTGCTTATTCTTGCCGCCAGATAATAAAAGAAGATTATCAGTACAAACTTAAAGAGTACAAAACTACCATAGCTTATAAGCTACTTCAATACCACATTCAGGGATGGTACTAACTCTTGGGGAGAGTCTAAGTTTATCAAGTATCATATAATCAAACGAAACGAAGAGGTATAACGAGTGAGGACTTTGAGGAAATGATGCGCTTAGACCTAAGTAGACACCATCCATACTTGTGTGATTGTCCTGAACGAAGGTCTGAGTTGTATTGGTCGTTAATCTCTCATACCAAATCGGATTGAAGTCTATTTTATAATCTATAAATCTTTCAAGGAAATATGGATAGGCTGTAATCGTAACTCTCATCAATGTATCTTCTTTTTCTAAATACATCGGTTCGTAGGCCGCAAAGAGTAAGGAGTCTTTATTGTAGTTTTCTTGCAACAGACTGTCAATCCTATCTTTTAATGTCTGAGAAAGTTGAAGCGATTGAGTTAATCCCGTCCCCTGCTTCGATGGTAACTGAATCGGAACTCTTACTTTTACCGTGTCAGTTTTTTTCTTAGCTACCATCTCAGCAAGTTGTAAATTCAATCTTTGTACTTCTTCTAATCCTTGTTCTTTTCCCTCAGCGATTCCTGTCAAATGTCTGTACGATCCGTAGGCAATTATACAAACTGTAAAGATTAAAACGACGTACAACCATTTAGGAGTTGAACCAAAGAATTTAACTATAGATTGCCACATAATTCCTCTTCTAATTCTGGGGCTATGTTTTCACTACGGACCATCCATCCTTTGTAAGCGTAGTGATCTTCACCGTGTTTCTCTTTATAACGCTCATTGATCTTTGCGTAATGAATCTGCTGAAGGTTGACTAACTTATTCAATACGTCTATCGGTTCGCTTAAATTAATCGCTCTGAGCGTAACCTCGCCAATAATTCCATCGGGTAATACCCCTACAGCGTTCTGAACCATTTTTGCGGCAGTTCTTGTACCACAATTGACGGCTATGTCAAAGACTTTCCAAGCCACACGATCCGAGATTATACAAGTAAGGTGTAAATAATTCCAAAAGTCTCTATGGTAGATTTCAATGGCCTTTTCTTCTGTCAAAGATTTAATATCATATTCAGGATAAGACGAGGCGGAGATACCAAATTTAGTTCCTTTTAAATCTCCTTGCCCAACTTCTCCGCCCGTCCAATTACCAACATCTTTCGGATTGTCCTGAAACCCACCTTCAAACTTTAATGTCAATGGATAACATCTTTCCCATTGTGCCATAAAAACTCCTAAGCAGAGAATAATGCACTAAATGCAGTTGTTAAAATTCTACCACCACCGGCAATCTTTAAGAATGTAATATCGTCGAAATCTTTCTCAGACGTCCAGTTCATTGTTATACCTGCGTTTAAATCCAAGGCACAAGTCATACCGTTAGCAAAAGTTACCTTACTGTAATTTGCTCTTTCTAAAATAGTTTTCCATTTCGTCAACTCTGCTTCTGTGGTTTCCATAGATTCAAGTTCAAATTGAATGTCTATTCCATAACCTACAGGATTGGAAGGTCGTGTAGTTAGCAATGAGGCCGTAAACTTTCCATTCCGAAGATTGCTGATTATATCACCGTAACTTCCCGAAGCGCCACACTCGAATTGAGTTAAACCGGCAGGTACTATATCTGTTCTTGCCAATAAGGATGTATTGTAAAACGTATCCGCTGAATTTGCTGCTGTATCTATTTTGTAAGTACTGTCAATGATTGCATTAAAATCAGTTTGAGAAATCATCCTGCTTGCAGTCATCTCAATAAACATAATGTCATCAAAGTCTTTATCTGAGACCAACCTCCACCCCATTCCAAAACCTGTAGGTGACGGTGTGCCTGTACTCGGAGCTGAAGAGATTACCTGACCACCGTTTAAAGTAATTCGATGGTCAACTAATTGAGTGCTGAGTGAGTCCAGAAGTGCGATAAAGTTCGCTGTCGTTCGTGTTGCCATAAACTCAGCAGACATTTTTGCATTGTAACCATATTGTAGTGGTTGTTGTTTTGTATTCTTCACCGTCAACGGATCGAATGTAACCTTTCCATTTCTCAAATGTGGAATAGCTACATATCCCACGTCCGCTGTTGGCGTACTGTCTGTTATCGCCCATTCCGATATTCCAGCGGGCAATATATTTGTTCTTGCAGGTGTTAATGCCATTTTAAATCTCCTTTTGTTATACTATCCAAGTTGCAGGGTTAGATGTACGAATAGTTTTCTCTATACATTCTATCGTATAGTCTCTCGCACCATCCCAACTCTCTAACCATTGATTGCTAAATTGTGAATTATCTTTTAATACTACTTCGACCGTTTCCGAACCTACTAAAATCCTTCGTCCTCTATTTGCATTCCAGAAATTAAATATAAATTCTTTATCCGCCATAGTCGTTAAAACTCCAACATCAATCGAAATATGTCTTAAATAACCGTCTGAAGATTGATGAATTGTACCATCGTCTGACTGTTGACTGATAGGATTAACAGCCTCGGCCTCATCTGGATGGTCGAGACCTCGTATAAATAATTCCCTGTCAAAAGTTCTGTACTCATAGATAGAAAGGTCGTCTATGTAAACCGTTGCAGCAGCAGAAAGATAAGCGATTATAAAAGAATCGGATACATCACCCTCTACCGCTGTAAACAATAATGTAGATTTCGTCCAAGTTGCACTATTCAATTCTGTTGCTGTCGCCCCACTGGCCGTTGTTTTAAGGGTGATGCTTGGTGTGCCCGTTGAAGATTTAGCCCACAATTCGACTAAATATGTATGCGATAGTCTGTATGCAATCCCAGCATTAAGAAACACACACTCGGTAGGACTTCCAACACTTCCAGCCACTATCTTTCCCGCACCCACCCCCGAACGGAATTGATCCGCCGTAGAGGTATATGATAACACATGATCATCTAAGTTTTGCCAATTTTCAATATCACCTCTGAATGTCCTGTTAGCAAAACTCGGTTGATTCATTTTATAGTATAAAGTTACACTCATAATTTATCTCATTTGTGTTAAGGTTAGATTGACTAACTTTTCTGACTTAATTATAGACTTTCCAGTAACCATAAAAATAAAAGTATCGGAAATTCCTTCATCTAAAACCGGATGACTAACCCAACATTGATCGCCTTTTTCGTAGGCTATCAAAGGTTTTTTAATTGTAGAGTCTGGATCGCCCCACCATCCTAAAATATCTAAGATTAATCTCGGTGCATAAAGATTTTCAATAAACTTCTTTGCACTATACTTAGCCGTGATTGCGTCTTTTATCCATTGAAAATCTATATCTGGAAGTAGAGAAACTTTTTTATATCTTGTTTGAGAAACACCACAGAGAGAATCGGTTGTACTTCCACCATATAAATCGATTCCTATGCCACCCGGTTCATAGGGTGTAAAATTTGAATAATTAAAAGGCCCTGAAAAATCCTGTACTGCTTCATTACATCTATATTGACCGTCAAATTTATCTCTCCAATAATTATAATTATAATTGAAAACAAATTGATTATAAATATTAGAAACATGGGTTTTATTTAATAAGGGTTCTCTCGCCATTTGAGTTTGATCTATAATAAGAGTTGTAGTTGTGTCTGTATCAAGTGCTTTAATTGTGTGTTTACCTAAATTATTTTCATAACATATTAAATGCGCTTCATAACAAATTTCATCTATAATATCTCTGACTAAACCTTGTGTTGTCATTGAATTCGCAAATATCCAACTATCCCTTAATCCATCCGATCCATTACCTACGATATCAAATGCGGAAAAATCTATCTCAGAACTTGTCAAACCCACTTCATCGCGTAAAAGACTTTCAATTATATAGGCGGGATTTTCAATTAAACCGCCCTCATCATATCCATTAGCAGTTCTGTCGTCTGCATCTATCCAAGAACCAAAAGCGCGTCCTTGCCACGAACAATAGATTTTTCCGGTTATTGGTGGACTAAATACATCGTAATGTTTATGACCAGAGAATCCGAAGGGGCCTACAGAACCATATTTCATATATCTTCCAATAATCACGTTGGCCCTCTTCGCTCTGTACCCGTTCTACCTACGGGTGGTTTCCAAGGTTTTCTTTCTGTCAGTCCTACCGCGATAACAAATATAATTTGTATCCCAAATGCTTTTATTTTTGCCGTCTCTGTAGCTGGTGCATTATTCGGGTCTTCTCTAAAATTGAAACTATATTCTGACAGTTGAGATATATTATTTAGACTATCGAAAGCAGTGCCTAAGCTCAAATAATGTTCTGTAGTTGTCGCCGGAACTGGTACATTGTCTAATTCGCTGCCGGCAGGATCGTAAAAGGTAAGTATAAACGATTGAGCGTTTACAAGTCCAGTGTCTAATATGATAAATAATGCAATATTGTTATCTATACCTCCCGCATCGTCTACAATTGTACCATTAGGCAGTCCATCTATACCCATAGATAAAATCCCGGTTGTATTGAGAACACTTGCATAGGTTGCACTATTTCCATCAATTGCTTTTTCAAAATCAGTTATATTGTTATTCGCACCCGCACGCGAGAAAAGTGGCTTCATTCCTCCGATAATAGTACCAGGCGAAATTAATATGGTTGAGATACCGCTGTCATCTTCATCTGTTATCGCTTCTTGGGGTTCTCCATTACCATCAATATTATAAATCCAAGACGGTACTTTCATTCCACTGTCATGAAAATAAACACCGCCGGCAGGAGGTGCATATTTTGTTTTATGACCTGCCATACAAAATCTATTCCGCGTTTTATCTATACAAATACTTGGTACAAGTTCGTATTTTTCATAAACCCAATTAAGGCTTGCATTCGGCCAGTCGGTGTAGTAATCTCCGTAAAGGATCGGCAAGACTTGACCTATAGAGTCGCCCGGTGCGTAAGGATAATCTACTTTATTAATGAGGGTTTTCGGTATAACAATTTGTTCTTTTTCTCTCTCTCCAATTAAGTCTACAATTATTTCGGAACGTGAAAACTGTACGTTGTCAACTATCCCAGCGTATAACCATAAAATATCGGTAGAGGCAATTCCAGAAGTCACCCCGACTATTCCAATTTTAACTTGCCGTCTTAACCACTCTGTGCCGTAGGTATAAGGTAAAAATTCTGTGTGTACCCCTTCTTCAAGAGCTAAATTATTTAAAGTAATTGAAGTATTACCCACCGCTCCCATACCACCGCCCATTGTAATATCGATCGAATCTTCGATGGAATCTATTCCATCTTTCATTGGATAAGTACCGACTACCGCACCCACATCACTAAAAATAATTGGGGCAGATGACCAGTACTTAGTCTCTGCATCAAGCGTGACTTTGACAATCCAAATAATTGAATCTTCTTCAATCAATGCCTGTTTAATATTTTCGGGGAGTGTTAGCATTTATATCATTCTATGATACGAGGCTTTTCCTAAAGCATTCACAACGACTCTCTCTACCATTTTATTGCCAAGCATAAGATTAATTTCTACAGGTTGCATTTGAACAGAATTCATCCCGCCTCTACTCGTTGGCATAAATTGTTCAGGGTCTTGCGGTGCATTCTCTCCAAATTTATACATCCTGCCAGTCTTTGTACCTATTCCGATAACTGGTTCGTAAAGAGTTCCACCTTGATCGAAAGCAATCGCCGCTGCTGTCATTGCTTCAATAGTTGCAAGTCCAGAGACTACCGCCGCCGTGCCAGTTAAAGCTCCAGCCCCAAGAGTCGCGATTGAAACCAAAGTCGCCGCTGGAGCTGCTGCCACCGCAATCGCAGCCATTGATGCAACCGTTGTTGCTGTTGTAATTGCCGCTATGGCTTCTGCCGCTATAGCATTAATTACATACTGAGCGGCCATCGACATCAACGCATCTATCACGGAGTTTTTAACACCCTGCCACAAATCATTTAAAGTAACCGTCTGACCTTTTAAAGCCGCTCCGAGAGTATCAAAAGCACTCATCATCGGGCCGGTTATATATTGATGCTCTTCCTTCCAGTTCTCCATTTCTTGTTGATGGAGTTTTAATTTTTCCTTTGCCTCATTATCTTCTTTGTCTCTCAAATTCTCTATTAATCTTGCTTCATCATCAAGAGCATCAATCCTTTGATTGGCCGCTCTTTCCTCATCGTCCGCCATATCAATTTCAAGTGCCTGTTGATCTCGTAAGGCATTCATGATATCTGCTTCTTCTTTTTCTCTCCTTGCATTAACTTCTTCCCAGTTGACAAACTTTGACTTGCCGGCGGGTTTCGGTTTTGGTGGAACTATCGTAGGAACAGATACTCCAAAACCCATTCCCCGACTTCCAGCAGATGTTCCACCTTTTGGTGGATACATTAATTCTCTATCTTCGCCGGTAATTGTAGGTCGACCAGCTTCACCATACATTCTCTTCAATCCTCTGTTGGGATAGATATTCTCTTTTATTAATTTATAATAACCATCCAGGAATAATAAGTACCAATGCCCCTTCCCAATTATCTTCTCCATATTGCTTGCCGTTTCAGCTAAAGCATCAACAAGTGGCGATAATTGTGTCGCAAGTTTCCCTCCAGCTTCGCCAAGATTAGCCCAAGAAGTTTTTAATCTTTCATATTTTTCAAGTTGTGCCTCTGCGGCTTTATTAATATCTAAATTCTGTTCTTTCGCTTTTTCAAGTATCGCATTAAATAGAGCATGTTGTTTCCCAACATCGTTTAATTCTTTTGGCAAAACCCCTAAAGTTTCAGCAAAATCCTTATACGATTGTTCAACATCTATATTAAGTTTCAACGCTCTCAATGCTCTCTTCCCACCTAAAGAAGCATTTTCAATTATGTTCATTGTTTCTTCAAAACTGTAACCAAGTAATTTAGAGCGTTTCTCTGCTAACTCCATTATTTCCGGTATTCTTTGCCAGTCAACATCAAGTAAAGTCAACTTCATCGCTGCTTGTAAAAGTTCATACTGAGAAACATGTTGCCCTAATTTTGCATTAATTTTATCCATCATTTCAATAAAATTAACACCATCTTTTTCTGCAATTTGTTGCATGGTAGAACGGAGTAATTCCATCCTTGCAGATTTCTCTGCTGCATCAAACGCTTTTTTAAGACTATAAACAGCCGCTACAATCGCACCGATATAAACCGTTGCCTCTCTGATAACTGTACCAAGTTTAAAGTACGTCTCGTGAAGCCCTTTACCAGCGGTAATCGCTCCGTGCGTAGAATCTTTTAACAGGATTTGAGCGGTTGCAAGTTTGCCCTGTTGAGCGGTTAATTCCGTAGAACCAACTTTAAGACCAGAAACTTCAGTCTTTAAATCTTTGATATAGGTTTTCAACTGGCCTATAGTTTCAAGTCCTATAGCTTCAAATCTAAGTTTTAAACTGTCATCCGCCATTACTTTTCTTTCTTCATTTTTCTGAATCTCTCATCTTCCGCCCAACTGGAATACTGTCTCAGATAATTTTCTATAATCACATCTTCCATAGTCAAAATCTTCTCCACTTCTTTTCTCTTCAGAATATCTTCAGGATATAAACAATATAACATCCACTCTCTACCGAATTCCCGTGGTGGTGGAGTTATGCCATAGTCTTTAGTTTTGAAGCGTCCAAACGCTTTCTTTGCTCGGAGAACTTTGTCAGTTTCTCCGCGTAGTACGCGAAAAAATCTGCCTGTATTCCCCCGAACTCATCTATAGCAATATTATCAAATCCCAATTCACTTGGAATAATTCTTAAATACTTCCATAAGAAATTCTTTTTAAATGCAGTCCGGCAAATCTTATTCCATAAGTACTTAGTTCTTTTAGACTTCCTGACCCAAAAGGGAATATTCTGCAATTTCTCAATCTTTGCTTGTGCTGCAAAAGTGATTTCAGCAAACTCAAACTTTTTACCACCGACAATACGTTCCATTATTTAACCTCTGGTTTAGCAAAGTTTCCATTTGAATTGGTCAACCAATTCTTTAAGAGATAACTCAGAGCCGCGCCAAGTGCAACCGTTCCAATAGTCTGTAGGTCGGACACTGTAGGCAACGACCCGGCTTGTACTATCTGATACAATGCTGTGATTATCGCTGTAATAACAGCAAGGATACTACCTTTGATAATATCCTGTAGGTTTAATTTCCCGAATATGCTCATTTTATTGCTCCTTTAATCTGTGTAATCTGCTGTTGGTACTTTGTGCAAATTATTTATTTTAACTATCTCTGCACGATCTATTTTCTGTCGAAGTCTATATCTCTCAGACATTGCCTCTAAGTCATTCAGTACATCCATTATCTTAGCGTTTACTTCTTCAAATTGCTTCCTTGTTAAATAAGTCTCCGCCGCATGTGTTGTAGTCTCAATATTGTACCTTGCAATCGCCATAGGTATTAAGTATCCGGAAATGAGAACCAAAATAACAAGTAAACTCTTCCAAGCCCATTGTAACCACCAGTTATGTTTTTCTAATAAATGTTTCATATCTACCACCTATCTGTTTGTGGATTATCAAGTATATTTTCTTCTTTCATTAACATACTTATTCATCTCTTTATATTCCTTTGACTATTTCCTTATCAAAACATAACTGCCTTGATTATTTATGGCGTTAACTGTAAATGTCACCGTGTCGGGTATCAACGGAGCAACAACTATAATTGTGTATGTTCCCTTTAAATTACCTAAAGAAAAATATATACTTGTCTGTCCGTTGATATTTGTATACGTTAAATAATCCGAACAACTGTATCCTATTGCACCCAAAGGAACAGAATTCACCTCCCAATTTATATAAACATTCGGGACAGGATCAGTACCATCGGTTACAGTTACAACGAATGGACTTGTCAAAGTTGTGTTCACTAACTGGCCTTGATTATTGCCAGAAGTTAAGGCGATTGTAATCGGTGCTGAATAAATTGCTGCCCATGTAGAGCCAGTTTCAAATCCTGTCGCGTTTTGGAAATTAGACAGACTTGAATACCAGACACTTTGGGCAGGATGACTTCCCCACCTCCCCAATCCATAAAAACTGTTGTTGTCTGAAGTAATCCCAGCATTTTTAAGCCAAATGAAATCAGTAGTTGCCGAGTATCCTGTCACCGTGTTGTGTGTAACAACTATAGTTGCCGTCGGATGTGCCGCGACGCTATCATTCTGTATCCACATTCCATAAATTTTTGATCCGATAAATGTATTTCCAGTAATCGTGATTTTCCCAGCCCCTAAGTTCGAGCAGTTCATTCCATTCCCGGGTGCATTGTCTTTAAGTGTCACCGAGTTATTGTTAATCATCAAATCAGTCCCATCTGGATAAATTCCACCACCCATAAGCGTCCCGGTATTGTATCGGATTGTATCGCCAGTGTTCCGCCAAAAATCAACCAACGTACCCTGAATGTTGTCAAGAGTGTTATATTCTACAGTGTTATATCCATAGTTGGGGTCTAATCTTCCATGCATTGACCCCTGTATCCCTATTCCACATTGATCTCCAGTATTGGAAAATCCATCTACTGTCGGTAACATATTCACAATTGTATCTTTTCTCATCGCACTCCTAATACAACATCTAAAATAAATGGCTGTGTTAGCCGTCGAATCTGCATAACATGAATCAATCAATCCGTTGGTTACACAAGTCATATAAAGAGCGCCATCAATATTGTTTTTTGTGTTAATTCCACGGAAAGTTATATTTTCATATCCTGTGGTAGTCGCCCAATAAGTTTGAAGTCCTATAAAAAAGCAACGTATATCTAAATCACGAACAATAACATCGTGCGAAGATGTGTATAGTTCATTACAATATCTATAGATACGTATTGAGTCTCTTGTTGCGGGAAAAGTGACATTGTCGTATGTATGAATGAATACAGTATCTCGACTTCCACTTAATCCATACCCACCCTCTGCAAGGCCGGTAAGCCATGCTCCCCATGTTGCAGGACTGGAACCGCGATAAATAAGTCCAGTTGACTTTAACCAAGCATCATTTCGCCATTGATAATAATATGAGTTAAGCGCACTGTATCCGCCAAGATACGCCTTATAATATCCTACGAGTCCAGCGATTGCAGTCCAAGTCACCTCACGTAAATCTCCATAGATGATTGGTTTTGCACCTGTTCCATAAGCACCAATAACAATCGGAGAACCAACCGAACCTTGTAAAGTGTCAAGTATTTGTCCTCCAAAAACATCGCCACGTTTGAAGAGAATAGAATCTCCGGGTTGAAAATTAGAGAACGAATAAATCTTGTTTGGAGTTGCCCATGGTTCTTCTTGTGTAATACCATCATTTGCGTCATCACCGTCATCGGCTACATAATATGTAGTCTGAGCTGATAAAGTGACAGTAAAAAACAATATTAAAAAGATTAATCTCTTCATCAATATTCTCGGTAAACATACCATTTATGCGAATAAAACAATCTTGCCGTTATACCTTTTGTTTTGATTATTCTTTGGCTAAGCCCTGTTTGTCTTTCAGTCCCATTCGGAACGCAAGTTGAAGAAGTTAATGAACCGAGCAATACCAAATTAAGACTATTATTACTTGGAGTACCAGCATAGAAACTTGCCGTGTACCCTCCAACTATTATCGCAAATGCTTTTACGGTATCTGCCGTTACTGGTAATCCTGTATCAAAAATTAAAGAATCACCACCAGCCCCAATACCCAAACCAACACGGCATCGCCAGTTTAACGATATTGAATCAGTATAATCAAAAACTGCGTAATCGACATGCCCTGTCGTAGCAGTTGCGTCCCCAAAGCCAAGTTGTAAATAATATCTATTCGATCCACTCGACAATGCAGATACCCGACCAATAAAAATCAGTGTGCATGGTTTAGTACCAAACGCGAAACTGTTGATATTGGTATAAAACGATGAACGACCTGCCTCTACAGTTCCGGTACTTATACTTGCATACCCAACATTCAGTGAATCACTTAAATTAGGCGTAGCCAAGACTGTTCCTGCGCCTGCACTGGCATCCGCCCAATCAGCAGACAGTCCAACTGACCCCCTATCACAATCATCCGACCATTCATAAGTTTTACATATTCTTTTGTAAAAAAGTGCGCCGAGCGAGTCGTTGACATTTCCAGTCGAACTCGGATTCATAGTATTTTCTAAATAATAGGTATTTGTCGCACCAACCCTACTAATTTTTAAATTATCACCCACGACAATTTTCATCAGACTGTCTTTGTGAGTTTTCGCGGAAATTACTCCCGTTGAACTCATATACAAAAGACTATCTATACCATCGAGGGGAAGAGTAACAGCATGAGCCGCGACAGTATCACTTGCTGCGTTTGCCGCTTTCAATTCTGCCCCTGTGGGAGTTTCATAAACTGTAAGAGAGTCTGCCCTTGTTACTTTCGTTCTTACCTCTGCTTTTGTCTCTGCTGAATCTGCACCAAGCCGTAATGTCGAACCAAACAACCAAGCGTTACCACCATCCGTTATTTGTAAACCGCGTCCATGTTCGCCAAAAAGATTTAATCCATTTGAAGACTTTGCTTCTATTGCATCTGTTTTTATAATGCTTGCTCCATTTTGAATAGCATCAAAAAAAGAATTTAAACTAAGACTTGAATATGTTTGATATACCGAACTCTGATTATAATAATATTGTATGATAATATTATATTCTTTTGCCCCATCTGTAACTGCCATGTGAGGATCGCAGGTGTGCATGTTAGGATAAGAAATTGTAAAATATTGACTTTCGTGCCAACTGGCAGAAAGTGCCAAATTATCTGAAGTGTCAGCAAAGAATGCCTTTGTATCCCAATAAGTATTCAATACACCACAGAGCAACAAAATTGAATTTCTGTCGGGGATATAAATTGCATACGGACTCCCTCCTTTGTCTATAACTTTTCCCGCTGTACGGTGCGTATCCCAATTCATATCATTTAAAGTGGAATACGAATAGCCAAGACCAACATCATGTTGATCTAAACTTTTCCCGCTTTCCATAAACATGTGCCAAACTCCATTCACAACAACTACCGCTACATTCCAAATATTATAATATTGAGATGTTGGATCGGTAGAATTGGTTAAAACGGGATTTCCCCCATTCATAATTGTCCAAGTGGTTTTATTCGAGCTTTGCCATAAATAAATCCCATTATCAACAGGAATTAGTTTGCGAGCGAATAAATAATAAGTACTCCCCTCTTTTAAAACATAAGGATATTGCACGGCGTTAAGAACAACTTGAGGCGCAGAAAAAACTCTACACAATGTATCGGTTGCGTAACTATACTGTAAGTCACCGCTACCATACCATACATCACATTGACTCCCATCGAAAATAATGGATGGTTCACAGGCATACGGAGATATTGTCGGCAGGACGGGACTACTTGGTTCTGGAATAAGATATACATTCTCTTTTGTCAATCCATTTTTTAAATTAGTTATAAATAAATCCGTTCTATATCGTGTTGTGAATCCAGTTGATATAGTCGTATCACTTGCATCTTTCTTTAATCTTACCTCTGCTTTTGTCTCTGCTGAATCTGCACCAAACCGTAATGTCGAACCAAACCATCCATTGCCAACACTATCGATACAACCAAGTGAATCATGTCTTGAATTCTCGAATATTAACACATTTCTAACTAATCCATTTTTAATTGTCAAACGAGCGGAAGTTAAATCTGTTGAAGTTGTTGTACCTATACAAGTGTTGCCATTTTTTAATGTTAGCAAAGCGGCAGAATGAATTCCACTCGTACCATTGCCCCATTCAACCAAAGGATCGGTTGCTGCCCATGCGTCCGCAGCCCCACCACCAATATTGTATCTACCTCCAGAAAACGACACATAACTTTCAGCTTTTGTTCGTCTACCCAATGCAGTTGCATAATCACCACTCGCTACAGTTTGATCTCCAATTGCCGTCGACACCGGTCCACTTGCTTTTGCTCCATAGCCAGACGCGAAAGAATTATCCCCTATATTTACATCGTTCCATTCTGTACCATCCATCAAAACACCGATTGCAATCGTGCCTACTCGAAACGCCGCTTTACGTGGATACCACATCATTCTCGTTCCCACGCCTAAATTAGGTTCAGTCCAACCAGCACCGTAAATTCCAGTCGCAAGAATTGCACCTTGTGTTTTGAGAGAGTCAAATTTAGTAATACCATTCACCAAATTATTTATTGCAGTTTTTAATGAATCTGCTCTTGTGTCTATATTTCCACCACAAGAGGAATAGATTATAGTTGCACAAAGACTGTCCCAAGGTAAATTTTTAGTACCGCATCTAAACGTATTGGCAGTCTTAGGAGCAAGAGAAGTCCGAATTTCCTGTGTTTGACCCCAAACAAAATTGATACAGAATATAGTTAAGAATAGAATCTTTTTCATATCATTCTCAGTTTATTGCAATCGAATATCGCTCATTGTTTATTATATATTTTCTCAATAGTTCTTTAATTGCTTCAACGTCTGAATCTTGATACATCGCATACTTTCGTGGGGAGATGGAGATTTTATGTGGCTCTGTTCCGTGTGTGAAAACTAAATCCCCTGCAAAAGTTGGAAAAACTTGAAGTTTATCACTACCCGGATGCCGAATAATTCCACCGAATTGATGAATCTTTGCATACTTTAATCCTTCGCCGAATGAGACTGTCACACTTGTTTTCCCCTTTTCAATTTTCTGCGAATTATAAAGCTTACCTCCCGGGTTTAAGGGTTTTTTATTAGACCATTTTGCCTCTCTTCCACTACCGTATGAAATTGTCGGAGGCCATTTTGTAGGTCTTCCACTGACAAGAAAGTTTTGATGAACACTATTCACAAGCAAACATCCTATATCAGTATAAACATCCGAAGGAATATCTGAAGCCCTCAAAGCCAATGCTTCAAATTTTTGCAAACATCCACCATCTTCTATTGTAACTTTTAACATAATTATGCAAGAAGTTTTAAATTGTAGTCCGTACTGTACACCACGATCTCGGGAGTTATCACAACAAGTCTTTCATCTGTTCCACCTGCTTCGAGCAACGGACTAAGCGGATTAAATTCTGAGGTTGTAATTGTTGTACCACTCAAAGCAGTGTTGTTTGGTATTCCTTGTATTGTACTCTTAGGTACTTTACCGTGTAAGTCATCGTATACCGCCGCTAAAATATCATAAGCACTTCTTGAAGCATCCCGTGTCACTCGTAAAGATTTAGCACCTATAAAAAGCCTGAAAGTTAAAGTATGAATATAAAGTTTTCCACGCGAATCTCTGTCAGACTTTGTACTTGTTCTGCCTTGATAACTCACAAGTATAAAAGGAAGAAGTCTGATAAACCCCTGCATCTCTTCAGCGTCTAAGAAAGTCCTAAGATTAACTTCACCTGCATAGGTCTGAATAGAATTGACCCCGCTTAAATAAGTTGTATCTGTTTTAAGTGTATCTATGATTTGATCTTCAATATTTGCTATAGAATATCTCAAAAGTAATATTCTCCATTATCTTCATCGTTAAAATCTATCGCAGTCGAATTAGTGACAATTGAAGATTGAGCACTCTCTACAACAAATCCAGTTCCCACTCTATAGAGTTGTTGAGAGATTTCATCCAATAATTTAATAGCATCTTTGTAATGAGCATCCCACATCACGGGCATACCCATTTGAGTAGGTCGTCTTTGAAAAGCATAATAACAGGACAGGTCTATAGCTAAGTCACGGATTATTGTAGGAATTGTGGTAAATGGAACTGTATAAACCCGTCCTGCATAAGAATCTATTAAAGCACAAGCCCGACCGATTAAGATTCCACAAACACTCACGTCCGGCTCGGTAGGATTCGCCGTATCTTCTGTCAATTCCGCTAACGTCTGTTTACCGATTCGATCTTCCAAATTTTGCTGTGTGCAATAGTAACCCGCGCTTACCGGTACAGTCTCGCTTACGTTAGCGTACAGGGCTATGTCTGCGTAATACTTACCATCTGAGGCCGCGTTGCCTATATCAGAGGCGTAGACCGTAAACGTCACGTAACCACTGCCATTTAAAGCCTCCCCACCTTTGACACTAATCACATCGGCGGTCTGTTTAGGAATAGTCTCAACTCTGTAAAAATCTGCACTCGTAAGAATAGGGAAAGCCACTCCACGAGTATCATTCCCACTCAAAGTCACGGTCTGAGGACTTGCCTCAGTTCCAGTTATCTCTACATCTCGTTTCCAGTAAATTGCTACCGACATACATCACCTAAATAATGCGCAATGTTCCATTTCTTAATTACATTTTTCATGTATTCAATCTTTTCTGGAATAGATAATGTGTATTCATGTTGTAAGCATTCGTTAAAGCCTCGTTCCTTATAAATTTCCTCAAATGATTTGAATCTCAATCCGAATCTTGAAATGTTAGAAGCAAGCACATAGTCATCAATCAAATGTTCCCTTGTTATTCCATTTTTGATTTCTTTAGGAGTCGGATTGATATTATTTAAAATCTCTTCTAAAGACAGGTCTAACGGCCTCCACAGATCAAGGCATAAGTCTGAGGCTATCATAAACCAATTACCCGGTGCTATATATCTTCCATCCCTCAAAAAATAGTCATCCGTTCTGAATCTTATGTGTGATACATCCGAAGCGTGAAAGGCTATAGTCCCCTTTGGAAGATAAATTGTAAAGTCTGGACATTCAGGATGAATAAGTGTATCTAAGTCTATGTATAAATTAAAATCAGACTTAAACTCTTTAGCCAGTTCATAAATTTGTAACTTCTCATAGGTCACCGGCCACTGAGGGAATTTCCTCTCAGTGATGAAATGAATATTAGCACCTATCCTTTCAGCGTATAACTGAATAAACGGAAGAGTAATCTTCTTCAGTTCAGGTGCAAAATTATCTATATCCAAAAGAAATATTGTCTTTGTCATTATCCACCAATCAAGGCTAATAAAGCTGTACAGGTTGCCGTACCATCTGGAAAACACATAAACAGTTTTATCATTGCAGGATTGTTTTCTCTCATATTCACATATCCAGCAGATAAAATTAATTTGACTACCTCTTTATTGTTATCGCCCAAGGCAGTAAATTCCGCAAAATTAATGCAGTCTAAAATATCTACTGAATGATAATACCCTGATGGTATTCCGATTCTGTGTATGATTGGCATGTTTTTACTCCTTAAAAATTAGTGAATGTGGGTACATCAAAGTACCCACATCCAAAACAATACAATTTTATGTATTGTTAGCAATAGTGATTTCTCCTGACTCACTTGCAGTAATAGTCTGGCCATAACAACTAGCAACGTGTACCGTTGTTGGTATATACGCTGCCGAACCAGCCGCTTGAAATGTCATAGTCGTACCTGTCGTACTTGTTTGACAACCAAACATACAGTTGGTAATCATTCCAGTGCATCCAGTCAACATCAAGTATCTTTTAACCGATCCCGCACTAAGAGCCGGAAGTTGATTAAAGATACAACGATTGATAGTAAGGCCGAGAATTCCACCATCACCGGCTATTAAGTGAATATTGCAGTCTGTATCCGCTGCGTTACCAGACATGATACAATCTTCAATTACCAAATCTTGAAGATCACTGTATGTACTTGCAGAAACAATATCCGCAACGCATTTATAAAAGCGACATCCCTTAATAAGAACCTGCCACGGAGCACCAGAAAGTAGGATACCACCGCCTGTAGCTGCATTGGTAACTGTCGAACCTGCACAATTTTTGAAATGGCAATTTTCAATAGTCGTGCCAAATGCAACCTTTGTCGTACCGTTATCTTCCAATGAAATGCCATTTACCAATGGTGCGCCAGCAGTAGAGTTACCATTGAAACCCATATTTTTAATCAAACATCCAGGAGCGCGTACTGTAATGCACGCACCCGTAGTTGTTCCGCCGGGTTTCATTTGTGGCAGTCCGCCTTGTGTCCGTCCACGACTGACTCCAATAATTGCAAGTCCTTCATGCGTATTGGGAACAATCACTCTTTCGGCATAACTATTTGGATCGGTTTCAGTTTCCGCTATTGCTCCGGCTGCAATGTAGATAGTATCAAATGCCTCTGATGCTGTAACCGCTGCCTGAATAGTAGCTTTAGCATTTGCCCATTCATCAAGTCCAGAATAGGTATCGCTTCCATTTGTTTTATCAACAAAGAGCGATTTCCCACGTCCAAAATTGTCGTGTAATTCTATTTGATCTGCTTCGGCTTGTGCAGGTGGATAAACATTTTTTGCTGTTGAAGTACTCATGCTATCCTCCTATGCGATTGAATAATACATTGCACCAGCAGTATTCAGTGTGATCGCTGGATTATAAAACTGTTCTACGTCCCATATCTGGGATTTCGTTTGATTCTCATAATAACTTTCGACAATAGGCGTACCTTGTTTTTCCCACGTGTAACCAAACGCTGGTTCTTGACCTGTACCATTACCACGAATCAATACACCTGCATTTGAGGACTGTACAGAATCCCAGAGATAACCCATTGTCAAAGCTGTTCCCTTCACCTTACCTTGACTGATTCCTGTTCCATAGACTGCATAACCCACAAGGATTTCGTCAAGTTCAAGCAATCCTGCAGCCGCTTGAAGTGTCAGTTTCGCTGGTGTCATTGGAGTGCCGCCAGCAATAAAGGTATCAAGCACTGCTTTATTGCGTTTGAATAAACGCCAAGACGCTGGAGAGAACCATCCAACATTTGGTCTGCGTCCGTTTGCTTTGGTCACGTCGTCAATCAGTGACTCCATATCCTTTACAGCGTCGCCAGTTGTCGCCCACGCCTTGCCAGCCCCTGAAGTGTAATAACCCGAAGCATAGTTTGTCGTAGTCGTAACAGCTACACACTGTAAGTACTCACGATAGAGTGCAAGCTTGTCCTGAACTTGTAGTAGCCGTCCATTGACTAAATCGTCTGGACTTCCTGCGTACTCCGTCCGTTCACGGTTTTCTACCGTTGCAGCAAGAGCATACTCATAAAGCTCTTGTGTCACGTAACCATTTGAAGAGTTGAGACGTGCAACCTTTGCACCTACGGCACGCTTCAAATCGCCGGAAATAACGAATGCTTCTTTACCCCAGCATGGAAATCTTCCTGTTTCTTTCACCATGCCCACTGGTTTAAGAAGTCTATCACCGATTAAAGTTTGATTAGTGTAACCCTGAACAACATTTGTCGAAATAGGATCAGAAATTCTCAATGCTGAAAGTTGAGCATCTGCAAATTCTTTTGTTTCAAATTTCCCGCTTTCGGGATTGCGTACATATACTGGATTTATCATGTTCGTTCTCCTTAGATAGCGGCTGTTGCCGGATTCATTGGATCCAAATAAATTAATACCGTGTCGTTAGCCGACCCACCGGTGAAAGCTCTTCCTACAACGTAACCCGATGAATGATTCGTTACGCCAGAAGCGGGAATAACAGTTGAAGTCCCATCTATGTCTCCATAGAAAGCGGTCGCATGATATAAAACTTCTACGTACGCACCTTTTGTTACTGTGCCCGTTGCAATAACTTCAACTAAAGCCGGTCCCGTTTTAACACTTACCGAATCGCCGGACTTTGTATCGGTTGGCACTACTCCCATAACGCTATTTGCAGCGTTAGCGGGAACAGCACCAGCCCATGTAACCAACGTTTTCGCGCAAAGATTTGCCGTTGCGGTTACATATTCAGTGTGGGGAACCCATTTGTCCCCTCCTACATAATTTGCCATAACTTTACTCCTTTAAATAAATTATTTGTTGTCCCCAAATTTTATTTCACCTTTTGAATACAGAAACATAGCACGTTTCGTTGCTTGATCTTTTTCAAGACCGGCGAACTCTTTATCCGCCTTGTGATCAACTGCATATTTCTCTGCATTCTTTATGACCTGAGGACGCATGTCATTGTCTTGGTTTTTATTTATATCTACTTCATCAAGAGGCACTATTTCTTTCGTGTACTTCTCTTGGAATGACTTCAAAGCGTCAAGATTCGTCTTAGCCAGTGTGAACATGATAGGTTCATCCTTTTCCCTGTCCGCTGGAGTCATTTTGTTTTCCTTGATTTTCAACTCGCAGAAGTTCTTTATCTCTCCTTTCAAAACCCCTTCTTTGGCGATTAGTTCATCTTTCGCGACGATTAATTCCGCCTGTACCCTTGCTTCTTCGGCAAGTCGTTTCTGTTCTCGGAACTCTTTCAGTTCCACTTCTTGAGTAGCAATCTTTTCTTGATACTCTACTTCCAATTTCGCATCCACTTCAGTATCCTTTCCTTTAAATAATTGTTTTAGTTTCTCGGTGAATTCTGTCCACCTTGTTTTACTTTTGTCAACATTCAACGTCTTTATAATCTCCTCTTGAAATTCTATAACCTCATCCACAATTGATTCAGGATCGTCTTGGTCTAATTTTTCCATAGTCTCAATGAATCTCCCACAACTTTCAGAGAGTTCTTTAATCTTCCCTTCAGGCGTTTCGTTGACTATGTCTGTGAACTCAATAGTCTTTGTATCTACTAAGTCTGAAAACTGTAGCGATCCCTCCTTGAATACTTCTTGCATCAAAGGAAGATTTTTAACAGCGGGGGGTATAACACCCAACAACCCAACTGCTACGATTGTTTTGTTATCTTTTGTCAATTCAATGCTTCGTTGACCAAAAAAGCCTTCTTTAATCCATTTCGCCATTTGCTCGTTAAATTCCGCACCAGAAGCAATCAATTCGCTTCCGACTCTCTTCAATCCACCTTTAATTCTACCCCAAGACGGTATCATTGTTTTTCCTTTATAGTCCGAAGAGTGACCAAGAAAAAAATGCGGAGGTTCATCGGAATTAAAAGACTTAGCCATATTGTCCAAGTCTTTCTCGGTGAAAGTCTCTCCATTCCAAACCCCCGCTTTGAATATCACAAAATCATTGGCAGATATATCGGCCATTTCCTTTTTCGCTTTCATCCATTTTCCATCCTTATCCTTGGACCATCCTGCATTTTCAGCGGCCTTCCAAGCTACCGCCGAGGCTTTTGCTTTATTTCCTTTGTATTCAGTCAAAGCTTCTGCATAGACTTTTTCAAGTAATTTGTTTAACTCCTCCGGTGCATTAGTCACTTTAGGCATTATCAATCTCCTTCAATCATTGCGAACAGTAATAAAATCTCTTCATCTAAAATATCTTCAACAACTTTCCTTCTCGGTTTTAACATTTCCTTAAACTTGCCACCTGCACCACCCCAACTTGTAATAATCTCAGAAACAACCTCTACACCAGTTTGAAATATATTGTTCTGGAATATGTTTTTCTGGAACATCACAACCCACCCGCCTGCCATAATGGATAGTCGGTATCTTCTAAAGTTACAGTCGGAGCGACAACATCAATATGTTTAGTCCATTCAAATCCATCGGTGTAATAAAACCAATTTCCCAGTACATATTTTCCGACTATTCTATATCCTGTCGCACCACTAACGGCAGACCAACTCACGCTTATTTTATATTTTGGTGCATCGTTATCTTGATCGTATGTACCATTGTCAATTACCGCCGCATAGGCTGGTATCGCCGAATAATTCACACCATCATAAGCATATACACGATATTCATGCCCAGAATTATCTGCTGGCCAATTCCCTGCATCGTAAACTATTGTCGCGGTCACGGAGGCAACATTTCCTATCCCACCAGCCGCCGGAACTGTCAATCCATTGATAGACTTCACCGATGCTATCGCCAAGCCATTTCTTGACTTGATGCTTGCCCATGCGAGTCCATTTATACTTTTGATCGACATTAGGCGTGAACCATATAACTATTTTCTGGATTGAACCATAATTCATCTATCGTGTTTCCAAATCCTATAATCCTTATTGCAACGTCACTTGTCGAGGGTTGATCGGTTACGATTTCTCCCGCAGTTTCACCCATGTATACCGCAGAACCTTTTACAAGTGTCGGAAATTGTGCGTCGGCACGTATCTTTCCAATCAACAACATCTTGGTTGCACTTCCATCGTTTGCAGCGGCTAAGACACATATTCCTAACTTCTTATCATATCCCGCACTCACATTTGCATCCACAAGTTCCCACCTCGAATCACTTGCCTGAAAATAACATAATTGTCCAAATGCTAAAGTTGCACCACCTACACCCGCCTCGGTAATTCCACAATACTTACCATCAACAGAAAGCGCGGCGTCCAAAACAAGTCCCGCGTTCTCCCCGAGATCAAGTTCACTCGTGAGTGTCCCACCGGAAGCGTTTGCCTGTGAACCATTGGCCACATTGAGTAGTGTCCTTAGATCAGAGGCTGACAATGCTTCCGGTACTCCAGTAGAGGCCGTCTTTCTTCCGATAACAGTGTCTTGTGCAAGGTTGGCCATCTTTGCCAGTGTCACAGCGGCATTTGCGATAGTCTGCGCACCATCGGCATTTGAGGTCACCTCACCTGAATGATTTGGATGAACATAAAGATTGTAAAGCGTGTCGAAGTAAGTTTTGAGAAATGCTTTAATCTGAGTCCAAGTGGATTGCACGAGAATGTTGCCCGCCTCAGAATTTGAGTATCCAACCTTGTCGGCATCAACCGGTGGATTCTTGGAACCTGCACCGTTTATCAACGTACCTATGGTTCCTGTTGTTTCTGCCGCCATCCCAGCCGGAAGATTGCTCTCAGGTATTGTATCAGTGGGGGCAAACTCAGACAATCCATCTGTATCGCTACCATTAAAATGATATTTTAAGGGTATCTTCTCAGCCATATTTATCCTTCATCACCCATCTCAACCATCCGACTTTGTGTCCAAACAAAAGCCCTTCGATAAGGTTTTGGAGTGTCTACCAATATTTCTACTTCTCCATTCTCAAGATTTTTTATGGGGAGTAATGGATTGGCCAATACAACTTCCACCTTGTCACCGTCCCGCAATCCGGGAATGGTTATAGTTTCGCTTGTCATATTGGGAGGTATCTCCGCGTGTCCGACTATGATAATTTGTCTGCCTTGCATAAATCTCCTATGTTTTGACTATAATTAAAATATTGATTGGCGAATTTACCATACTGTCATTTTCAACGGTGCCAATAGCGTCTGAAAAATATAAATCCATTCGATTGTCACTGTAACGGTTTAAATGTCTAGTATAATTTGGATATGTCCCGTCTGCATTACTTACTTGACACCACACTTTACCGACTGGGAATGCACCCGTTAAAACACCTGTCACATAACCATCGTCTGCTGTTTTAGTCCACACAATATCTCCAAGTGTATTTTCAAAACCTGTAACTGTAGCTATTGTATTCTCAGTACTGTTCGCAAATAATAAAATTACTCTATAAACTTTATTTGTTGACGCTCCACCTGTAAGTAATATCGGATCGGATGTTCCATCAGACAAAAAACAAGGTAAAGTATCTGGGATGGTCGGCTTATTTAATATCTGTGCATCACCACTTGAAGCGATCCAGTCTGAGTTCACATTCTGCTCTGCTGTAGATGGTGCGTGTGCAACCTGTGAGTGATCGTAGGCCGTCTTTCCTCTATCGCCACGATAAGCATCGGCAGAAGTCTCACCAATAACAATTTCAGATTTTGCACTTAAGGCTATCCCCGTAGCGGTTGAAACGGGTTTATCTACATCGGAAGTATTGTCAACATTCGTTAGGCCTACATCAGACTTTGATAATGTGAAGTCGTGTGTATCATTCCAATCCGTCCCCATAATATCGTAAGTGGGGTCGTCTGGTATAACTGTAATATGTTTATGTGTGATACTACCCATTACTTTTCTTTTACAATCGTTGTCTTACCACTGCTATCTTTGGTCAATATATATTTCCCGCTTGATTCTGGCATTGTCATACTTAAATTAATCGGTGATTCATTTATAACTGGAGATAGCTTAATGTCTGGTGTTGTTACATTCACATTAGCCGGATAAACTCTAACCTGAGCAGGAGCATTGTTCACAACCACGTCCGGCGTGTTGACTGTTATCGGTGCTTGATTCACCGTTACAGGAGGTGTCGTAATATTAATTATTGGCTGTTGCTTGTCTAACTTATCCTGTATATATCCCATCTGTGCGCTTAATTCTGCAAACTCTTTCTTATCGGTATCTTCTTCAATCTTTTTTGCTTCTTCTATTTCCTTTTCATCGCCTTCTTCACCGATTGTTCCCATTATGGGAATGTCTTGCTTCAATGGTACGGGAATTTCCTTCTTGGAGATCGTATAATTAAATTTCTCTGACAACTCTTCTTCATCAATCATATAGCCAGCGTCGGAAATGTTCTTAACTATACGTGATTCGATTTCTAAGTCATCCGGCTCTTCGAGATCAAATCTCATCTCTGGGTAGCCGTCTACATTTGCATAATTAAAATCAACTAACCATTTGACCAACGTTTTATTGATGGTTGAACTAAGCCCCTCAGCTCTAAATATATCCCTTGCGCTTTGTGTACCTTGATGTACTTCACCTAAAGCCTGCGTGCCCTTGCCTCCGTCAGAACCCGCCTCAGTCGTTAGACTTTGACCATTGACACACTTAGATATTTCATCGTTGCACATTCTCAAAAAAATATGATACGTCTCTGCGTTAATTGAACCTTTGGTAGATTCGGCCCAAAGTATCTCAAAATTATCTGGGAGTCTACCGTAAGCACCATTTCTAATTTGTTGAGCTATTGCTAATGCCTCCGCCTTTAAAGCTGCGTTAGCATTTGCCGGATACTTAACAATCGGGACACTTGCAGCACCGACTTGTAAATGTTGCATCCAGAACTTGATCGCGGTTTTTTTAAATAACCACATCCAGTACAACGATTGATCTAACGCATCACCAAAAGGCACGTCCCACTGAGCAGAGCATCTGTGGACTATAAACTTCTTATCTGGTAAGACTGTACCAAAATATGGATCGGTTTGACTTCTAAGTCTGAGACTCCTATCAACTGCGTCGAACTGGAATCGACGTTGAGGTCTATTCAGAATCTCTTTAATCTGTATCCGACTATCTTTTATCTCCCAAATAATTTCAGAGACAGCAAACCCCATTCCTAAAGCACCCATTAAATTGTATAAGTGTTGAGGGAAATATCCAACCCCCTTTAATATCTCTCGTACAAAATCTGCAATCTCTTCATTTCTACCGGATGGCTTCTTTTCCTTCTTGCCTTGATACGTTACAACATCCCACTTCATCCCTGCCACGTTTAACTTGGCCGAACCCATTACAGACTGTACGTGCGGGTCCCTCTCTACCTCTGCATACAAATCATAAAAGGCCAACTCTTGATAGGTCTGATAGAGATGTACCCTATCCTTGTTAAGATAAATAGCCTGCCCATTTTTATCTTTGGCAGAAATTATACCAACGTACTGAGCGATATAATCATTGACTATCGTTGCAGTCTCATTGATCATTATGTCAATGAGTGCCCCATACTCTGGGAGTGCTTTAATTTGGTTTCTTGTCGATTTAAGTTTTGCCATAATAAAAAAGGCGTACTAAAA